GTTCCTGAAGCCATTGGTGGCTTTGTAGGGGTACCTATGACTGGTAAACATACTGGTAAACTTGGCGGTGAAGGTGTTACTAAAAACCTTGACCGTATGTACAAACGTACTAAACGAAAACTAGGTATTAAAGACGAACCACCTAAAGGTGCTAGACTAATTACGAAAGACGAAGAATGAAAATACTTATCATTGACGCAGGCGGTGTTTGTTTAGACTTTGCCCTACGCTGTAAAGCATATGGACATCAAGTTAAAGCATTTATTAGACATAATAAAGACGGTAGCCGTTCTGAAGTCGGTGATGGTGGACTCATTGAGCGTGTGACTGAATGGGAAAAGTATATGAACTGGGCAGACCTAGTGTTCTGTACTGACAATACATTTTACATTCATGGTCTAGAACGTTATCGTGATAAAGGATACCCGATCATTGGCCCATCTATTGATACTAATAGGTGGGAACAAGACCGAGAACATGGCCGTCAGGTTATGGAGAAGGCAGGTATCAAGACTATTCCTAGTGTAAAATTTAGTAAGTATGATGATGCTATTAAATACGTAATGGAAAACCCAAAACGTTATGTCTCTAAACCTATCGGTGACGGGGACAAAGCATTATCATACGTTGCTAAATCAGCTGCTGATATGGTATACATGCTTCAGTACTGGAAGAAAAAGAATTCTTATAAGGGTGAGTTTATCCTACAAGACTTCCATCCTGGTATTGAGATGGCTGTTGGTGGTTGGTTTGGTCCAGGTGGCTTTAATAAGAACTGGTGTGAGAACTGGGAATTTAAGAAGCTAATGAATAACGATCTAGGTGTAGCTACTGGTGAGCAAGGTACTATCTTACGTTATACTCCTGAGTCGTGTCTTGCAGATAAGGTTCTTAAACCTCTGGAAGATTATTTACATGGTCTTGCTTTTACGGGGTATATAGATGTTAACTGTATCATTGGCAAAGATGGCACTCCTTGGCCTCTTGAGTTTACTATGCGTCCAGGTTGGCCGTTGTTCCAAATCCAACAAGCAGTGCACAAAGGAGATCCAGCAGAATGGATGCTTGACTTGCTCAATGGTAAAGACACGCAACGTGTTAGTACTGATGTCGCTTGCGGTGTTGTTATATCTATTCCTGATTATCCTTATTCTCGTTTAACAAAGAAAGAGTGTAGCGGATATCCGTTGTTTGGTATTACAGAAGAAGATGTTGTAAAGAATATTCATTTATCAGAAGTACAATGGGGTAAGGCACCTTGTATGGTTGATGGTGAAGTTAAACTTAATACACCTATGTTTGTTACTGCAGGAGACTATGTTTGTACTGTAACAGGTACTGGTAGTACTGTAGAAGCAGCACGTGATAAGTGCTATGGTAACATCAAGAAGAAGATTGAAATCCCTAACTCTATTATGTATCGTACAGATATTGGTAAGAGATTAGAAGATCAACTTCCTGAACTTTATGACATGGGTTATTGTCAGGACTTAGATTATGAGTAACATATCTCCTATTCCACAAGATCAGATTGGTGAGAACTTTAAGTGGAGGGATTGGTTTAGAAGCCTCTTCTCTCTACTACAAGGTGGTGTCTCAGGCACATTCACTACAGCAGATTCTAAGACAGTGACTGTTACTAACGGAATTATTACATCTATTAAATGAATCTAAAACTAAAACGATTTGAATATGGGTCTACTTATACTATTGGTCGCTTATATAACGGTGATACTTACCTTTGTTATGTACTTGAAGATAGATGCCGTGAAGTCGAAGGACGACCAGTAACAGAATGGAAAGTACAAAATGAAACAGCAATTCCAAAGGGTACCTATAGAGTGGTCATTGACTACTCCAATCATTTTGGCAAAGAACTTCCACACATACTGGACGTGCCAGGGTTTACGGGCGTTAGAATTCACTCAGGCAACTCTAGCAAAGACACCGAAGGGTGTTTATTGGTAGGGACAGGCTGGGCTGGTACAGATTGGATTAGTGGATCTAAAGATGCTTTTAATATAGTGTTTCCACTTATTAAAGAATCTACTGAAGTGACTATTACTATTGAAGGGTAGTTATGATTTTAGAAAGCCTACTGGCTTCGACAGCGTTTCCTCTTGTATTAGATCTTGTTAAGCAAGTAACTAATAAATATGTTGGTCTGTCTGTTGATGATCAGATTAAGATGGACAATGCTCAAGTTGAGAAGATGAAAGCATTAGCACAGCTTGATAACCCGTACGGAACACCTAGTCAATGGGTAGTAGATCTAAGGGCATCGTTTAGATACCTTGGTTCTATTCTTGTCATTGGTATTGGTGTGTTTATTATTTCTAGTATGCCTACTCAATTAGAAGCAGGATTAAGTCTAGTAACAATGCCGTTTGGATTTATCTTTGGTGAACGTTTGATCCTGTCCTTTAAGGGGCCAGGTAACAAGTAACATATAGCCCGCCTAGTCAGCGGGCTTTTTTATTGCCTATTATTCTGCTGGTTTAGATTCTTGTTCAGCTAGTTGTTTATTACCTTCTTCAACTAAACGTTTAACTAAATCTTCTACAGCTTCCATAGGTAGTTTACGAAGACCTGCAATAATTACTTGTGCTTCAGGTACTGTTACTGTTACTGTAATTGTTGGTACTTTAACTTCTGTTGTCATATTATAATCCTTTGTTTACTTTGTCTTGTTCTTCTTTCTTCTTTTTGAAGATAGCGTCCCAATTGTTATCAAACTTTTTCTGGTCTTTAGGTAGGATAGGTTTGTCGCCTTTACCTCCAGGGTGTTTATTAAACATATTTATTCCTCATGATACCAGAAGAATAAGAATCGAATGAAACCCAACTCAAGCATGGCAACAAAAGCCGGGCCATTCTCATCAAACCATTCGTCTGTGTATTGAATACCGAGGCCGAAGCCCCGGATAAACTCTACTGCTAATGCGTTAAACAAGTTCACACGCTCCACTTACGCATGCAAGTTCATGCATGTTTACAGTGGCATCATCTACTTCATAATTATCAAACTCATTCCAATCTAAGTCTGGGAACTCTTGTTCTGCTTTGTAATACTCAGGAGCTGTACAGTCTTGATATGGAGCTTGTTGATATACGTGATCGTTGTATGGTAAGAAACTTACACCACCAATGTCATCAAAGTTTTTATAAACCCATGCACCTACTTCCATCCATTCATGTTCACGAACATATACTGTAATAGATGGGTTGTGTTCACACCAGAACTTCTTAAACTTTAAGTAGTGTTCTAGTTGTTGAATTGCATTCCATTGTTTACGTGTAATAGAATCTTGTGGAGCTTTTTGTGGGAATGAGAATACAAGGTTACTATCATTCATCACATCTACTTCACAAGGCACACCTTTCTCTTTTAAGAAGATTGCAAGAGGGTCTTTGACATCTGCTCGTACTGTTCTGATATAGTAGTCAGAGTGGCGAGGGTGAATTCCCGATGCAGAGTCAACCAACTGTGATACAGTTCCCGAGGGTTTAACTGTAGTAATTGCTGCGGATTGTGGAATGCTGAGTTTGTCTGCCCATTCTTTGTTTGTTTCAATTGCTTTCTCCTTCATTTGTGTTAACCAGATATCTGGGTTATTTGCTAATGTATCATTGTCTAAGATGCCTGTAAGTGATACACCTAATAGACGTTCTTCTTCTGCGTTACGTTGCCATACTTTTCTTATATACTTGAAGTCGGTGAGAGTGCTTTGAAAAGTCCCAAGGATTGAAGCAATCCGAATCTTTCTTTGTATGTCTTCGATTCCGTCACCGTTGCGTACAACGACTTCTGTAAGATTGCAAAATCCATTAGGTCGGAGGATGATCTCTCCACAAGGATTCGTTCCAAACTCGTAATCAATGTTTCTACGTCCTGTAGATTCTGCTTGCTTAACTGCAGAAACTCGATTAAAGATTCCACGTTCACCACTTTTACTGTCATATAATGACTGCCATTCCTTCATGAAGATACCAATGTCCGGCTTCTCAGTGTATGCTACTGAGTTATTAGCAAGAGCACGTTGTTTCTCGTCTTCCCACCAAGCACCGTTCTTTGCGTTACGCATACGTTCATCAGTAAGATTAGATAAACTAATCAAAGCTGATCGTCTTACACCACCTACTACTACAATCTGTGCGATCTTACATACTAAGTCATGGCATTCTACACTTGATAGTTTACGCCCAGCTGCTTTAGTAAATAGTTCAATTGTAAATTGGAACAGATCTTCAAGAGGTTTGGGTCCTGATGCTCGTCCTCCGAAAACTTTAAGTCTAGCTCCAGCTGGTCTGACTTTAGATGTATCGAGACCTGGGATAAGACCGGTATACAATAGTCCAATAAGCTCTCGCAATGCTGTTGCCCATCCCTGTTTGGAATCCGCAACGGTAATGATTGTAGCCGTTCTAGTAAATTCAGAAGCGACGATAGGGAGCTTTTGTACAAACTGTCTTTCAACTGAGAATCCTAATCCTGTTCCATTCATAAGAATAAACATGGCTTCATCGAAGGCACGTACGTCATCGATAGGTAAATAGGAACAGTTATAACCTGCGATGTTATCACGTTCTAGAGCTGGTCCTGCTGTCATAAGGGCACGCATAGATGGCATAACTTCTAGGTCATGAATAGCTTTATACACTTCAGCATACGGAAATAGATCACCGTATTTGTTTTTCCAGAAATCACAGTATCTGGCTACTGTCTCAGGCCAAGTCTCACGTCTTCCTTTATCAGGAATCCAACGAGCATAGCGTGATTTGTGAATGTAGGTTTGAAAGTCGTTCATTAATCTTCTAATTCTTCTTCAAGGTTATCTGCTTTCTCTTCAATTAAGTCTTGAAAGCGTTCGACAAGATCTTCACTAGTGATGTTTAGGATCTCTAGTAAAGATACTTCGTCAATTGATTTAAGGCGATCACAGATCTCAGGTAGGGTTAGTGGCATCTTTATATCTGTCGTCTAAGTCCGGTCTCGTTTTAGTCATATTACTAAGAAACATCCAGCAACAACCAAGATGATCAATGTGAGGTAGACCCGACTCTGGGTCGATATCTTCTCCACGTTGGATGGCAGCCAGGTGCCTAAGCATAGCAGCGACAAGCCTACTATAACTAATTCCTTTACGCCAGTTGTGTGCTGCATATTTATTAGCTCCAAAAGTTAATACTTTAGATAGACCCTCTAGGGCACTGAAGTCTAGTAAGTCCATCCTTGGTTTTGATTCATCATACTTTAGACCACCCTCGGGTGTCATATCTCTGATATCATGTTCGTTTACTGTTGCCATTATGTTCCTTTGACTGCTGGACGTGTTTGAGTAGCTGTGTTACCTCTACTCCAAGTTCCACAAGCTTGGCATTGATAGCGCTGGTATGTTCCACCAATTGTTCTAGCTGTACCCCTTCGTTGCAGTTTGTGAGATCCGCATGACGGACACGCTGTCTTAATGTTGTCATTGTATAAGTTCCTATTAGGATGATTCTTAACCCATGGTAAGACTTTGTGGTATACTTTCTCAAGTAGTACTACGTCCTGTTTGTTATACAGCTCCATAGCTTTCCAAGCTTTTGGTACACCATTCATGCAGTCTACCCACAATTGAAAGTTGGTTTCATGTTTAGCACCTAATCCTAATCGTTGTGCGACGTAGTCAAGTTTGTTACTAGGAAACTTAAACTGATTACGAACAGTACGAAGAAGATCGATCTGTCGATAAGGAGCTGGAGGTGGCAACCCATGAAGCAAGAACTCTTTGTTAAGAGTAGGGATGTCAAACTTAGTACCATTGTAATGAACAACAGCATCTGCTTGGTCCAATAGTTCATGAATACCTTTCAACATTTTAGCAGGTTTAGATTTATGGGTTGAATCAAAGAAGACTTCTTTTTCTCCTAACCATTTAGCTGCCCAACACATTACATATGATGACTCTTTAATCTGAGAGAGGCTTACATTTTGTTGCCATAAGCCCCACACATATGCACTGTTAGGACTTGTTTCAATGTCTAACAGTAGGATCTTCATTGTGTTTGTTTCTTAGGTCTTCCACAGGTTATAATGATATCAGCAAAAGCAAACGCTGCTTCACCGATGTCTGTAGGTGATCTGGTAGGTTCTGTTCGAAGCAAATGCTCGATGTATACGTTAGCAAATAAACTACGTTGTGATACGCTTACACCCTCTTTAAAGCCTTCTAAGAATGCTCCTCGTAAAGCGTTTTGCATATCCTGTTCACTGACGTGGTTACGTCCAATTAAAATCTCTTCTGCCATTACTGTATTCCTTCTGGTTCCGGTACTAGTGTTGTTTTAGATTGGTCTACTATTTGGTAGCCATGTTGTAATAGTACATTCATACCAAACTCAACAACGAACTGTAGTTCATTTGCTGTAAGTTCTGCTGAGAATTCTGCTGTACCATCCGGTCGTTCTACTAGTGTGTTTACTTTCATTTAAGCCACTTCTCTGGCAGACCATCTCGTAAGTCTGACCATTCAAAGCCAGCCTTAGTTGCCCAGTCACCATAAGAAGTCTTACTCCCTTTACGTATTTTAACTCTTGCATTCTGGAAGAAGATATAGAATGTATAATCTGGATACTGTTCTTTGACCCATATCATTTTCTTTCTATCTTCTGCAGTTAGTTTACCTTTAGTTTCAATGTAGACTTTGTCTTTGACTTTCCAATCAGGGATGTAAGTTCTTGTCACTTCCGGTTGTTTGAACTTCAGCCGGTCCGGTTCGTACTGAACTGTCTTCGGCAGGATCTCCCGTACCCTCTGTTCGAATTTCGATTTGTAGGCTTGGAGGAATCCAATGTTCATTTTCTTTTCTTTGGATAAAGAGGAGCTTGCCATTTAAAAGTATGTCTGCACTTTCACTATAAATTCCTTCTATGTAATTAAACATATCTAACTCATCTGCTAATGCATCGATAGTATCATGGTGTGTTAGCATAAACTTAGGCCATTTCTGTCTAGCTTTGCCATCATAGCCTGGAATATTATCTGATACATCTCCTAGGATTAATTGCTTGTAGAAGCTTTTAAGACCGTCTAAGGGAGATACAAAGACTTTTTCTTTAGTAACAAAGTTCCAGTGGTAACCTGGGATCTGTTTTAAGTCTTTATCTATAGAGCAGATAATGTAACCCATCATATCATCAGAGGCAGTAGCTTCGATACCAATTAGATCGTCAGCTTCATTACCATTAGATACAATTGCATTCCATTCTTTGATTAGATACTCTCTACATGCCTGTAGATGTACTGGTTTAGGTTTATCCTTTCGGTTAGCTTTGTAAGCAGGGTATAGTTCATAACGGAAATTCCCCGGCCCTGTAAGGAAGCAATGATAGTGTTCACTTTCAGTTTCACGTAGGATATCTCGCATCATGATGTCTACCCGGAGGACAGCGATCTCCTCCGGTTCATGCTCAGCACTAGCAGAACAACGATAGGCGATGATATCACCATCGATGAGTGCTAACATAACTTACTCGATTGTTGGTACGTCAAATGTATCTTCAACAAACTCTGAGATAGAGGTTGGGTTACTAGCTTTACCAAACACATAGTCTTCTAAGACTTTGGCGGTAGCCAGAACATCAGAGGTCTTAACAGATTTTGCGCCCACTGAAAGAATGCCAAGGGCTGTACTGAGACTTGACTGACGTATGATGTAGACTTGACGGGCAGCTCTTTCTTCAGGCGTTTCGTAGGTACTTCTTGGGGCTGCGCTTGCTTGCGTTTTGTTACTTGTTTGGCTTGAGGCTCCGCCTTGGCCTTTGGTTGCCGACGTGAACTCCCAGTAGCCTTGTTCGTTTTTGCCGAGTTGGACATCGTATACATCTCCTGGTTGTGCTGTTGATAGTGTGCTGTAAAGTGCTTTGTTTTTAAAGCTCATTACGTTTTTCTTTTCTGCTTTACCTTCTTTGGTAGTGTAGTTGACAACTGCTTGTTGGTATTTACCTTTGTCTTGTACATCTACATTACTGATTGTAATTTGCATGTGTTTCCTTTACTTGTTTTAGGTATTGTGAATAGTATTCAACCGAGTCATTCATATTCGGTCCCA